GTCGGCATTGTAGTCGTACTTATCGTACTTAATATGCTCGGTGTTATCGGTGGCGAAGAAGTAGAAGCAGCAGCTACTACAGCAACTACACACCATCTTTGCTCTGGAGTTTGCAATCACGGATTAGGAATTTAAGTCATGTATAAATGGTTAACACTATTTTTATTAATGGCCACTCCGGCATTCGCTAGTATTAGCATACTAGGACCACTCACTGGTACAACCCCCAACTATTCTTACTATGATATAGATGTCGTTCTAGATGACCAATATATTGAAGGTTTTAGCGGCGCGGAAGTATCAGAGAATGCGCCTCCACAGAATGGTGCAGAAAATAGTACAGTCCGTACATATTACGAGTACATATACATGACACCTGATAGCGCAGGTAATGATTTTCGTTTTTCTAATTACTCAAGTTCATTGCAAGGATCAAATGGTTCGACAATCGATACACAAGTATTGTTGTATGATACTGACGATTTTGATTTAAGCAATGTTATAACTAATATACCAGATATCTTTAACTCATCATCAACATTTGGATTTGGTGGAGGCCAAAGTCTTAATAGCGGTCAAGGAACTGGTACGGGCGAAGGTGCGTTTGACGGTCTATTTGACTTAGAAGAAAAAGAATATTTAGTGGTATTTACTTCCTTTCAAGCTGATGCGCTTGGCTCAATGGATATTGAAATAAATGGACCAAGTCAACTATATTTTAGTACAGTGCCTGAACCATCAACCTATGCGTTAATACTAGGTTGGTTATTATTTCTATATGTAGCAACGAAACGTAGAACGGATTAAATTATGAGATTTTTGTTATGTACATTATTGTTAGTGGTAACATCTATAGCGTATGGCTTAGGAGGTCTTAACTTTACTTCGTTTAGTCGAATCTTTTTTGATGACAATGTTTTTATGCGGGCGGCTGGTACGTCCGGCCAAACATCAACCTTCTACTATAGCCAATCACTAGGAATCGATGGTAAGTTCTTTCGAGATCTAATAGATCTTAAAGCACAACCAGAAATAAGACACAGGGCTGTTGACAGTAAGACGTTGGTGTTTGGTAACATTGGCATTAAGAGCACTTATCAGTTTGGACCAAAGCTTACACTTGATTCTGCTAACTCATTCTCTCATTCAGAAAGAGAACCAAGCGATATTGATGACGATATTGATGTAACGTACTTTATGAATAAGAGTTCGTATATGCTAACATGGCAACCTCGATATCTCTTAAAACTCAAAGGCGGATATGAAAGTTATATCAAACGCTGGTCTGAAAACTTGCCTGTAGGAAGTGGTGATGAACTAACCAACGGAGATTTTACTAAAGACACGTTTACGTTTAGCGCTGAGCAAATCCTCGGTAAACGTTTTATATTAGAACTTGTTGGTAAAAAATCGTTATTGGACTATAGTGGATCTCGTGGAGCGATTGATACTGATACGTATTATGCTCAGTTCTCGTATGTCATGAATCCTTCAACTATCATAAAATTCAATTATGGTATTATCGATGCGTTGATCGAAGATCAATACGGTACACTGACTGAATACTCTGTGCCGACTTATGGAGCCAATATAACTTACTTCACTGAAAGAGGTACAGTGATTGGCCTAAATAGCACATACGAAGTAATGGATTCGTCTGTAGCTTATTGGAATATGAAAGAGAATTTAAAAACATCTCTTATGGTTAAATATCCAATCACACCAAAACTCGATGTGAGTGCTATGGCTGCACACCTTCTGACATCTTATAAAGACATTGGTAATCGCTATAACATTGGATTAGAACGTGAAGAAGAAGTCTTTGTTTCGAGCATCACGTTTGCTTGGAAATACAATGAGAATCATTATGCCGAACTTGGCTATCAAGGCTTGCATCTACTAAATAAAGATGCTGATGTCTTTAAGAACAAAGTGTTTGTCGGTTATAGATTAAAGTTCTAACAAAAAGAGGCCCACTCTTTCGAATGGGCCTCAGTTAATTTTCTATTTAATTAAGCACTTTTACTTTTACGCCAATTGTCTTTATGGTATTTTGCCCAAGATTCTTGAGCTTTTTCCATACCGATGTCATAGCCAGCTTTTTCTGATTCGAGCCATTTGTGCAATAGCACTTGCTGTTCTTCAGCTTTATGCAGACAGATCTCATAAGCCACATTTAAACCGCCTTTTACTACCTTTTTAGGGTAATGCAATTCATAAAGGACTCCAGCGACAAGACAACATAACGTTAGCCAAGCGGTGCCGTATATTAGCAATTCCATGGTTTTATTGGTTGAATGTTAAAGAACGTTGTCGAGTGACAACAATGCATATTTATAATATTTTCCTATTTTAAAGGAAGACTATCGTAGTATTCTTTATCTTCTTTTGACAACGGTAAATCATTGGGATTACGATTCAATTGATATTCGAAATATACATATAATATAAAGCATATCAACGGCACTGCTGTAAAGCCTAAAGATATTAGTATTAAAACTAATCCATTCATTTTATTAACCTCCGGCGAAAACGTTAGGCGAACCTGCAGCTACTGATGTACAACCTGATATAGCATCTCCTATTCTTCCACAACCTTTTCCATTAACAAATACTGTGCTTGAACCAACAGCAATTGGCTGAGCATGGCTTGGACATATAGGCGCTGGTAATTTGTGTCCTGTATTCACATCACCTTGTCGTGATGTTGGAATATAATTTGTAAACACGTTTGGACTACCTACTGCTCTTACCATACCCGAGCAATGGCTTACATCTGCATCTCCTATTCTTGTTACTGGTGGCATATTTCTATTTATGCATTTGGATAATACGCTTTTATAGTATTAGCTGGTACTGACTCATCAAAATTTACAGTTTGAGATATGGTAAAGGTCGATGATCGAATATTATCTCTAACTACTCCTTGTTCGTGTTCTTCTCTGGTCATTGAATTAACTGAAGTGCTGAACACGTTATAATAAACTGTTACTCTGTATTGTACTGTTGTGCTGAAAGGTGGCTTAGCTATATAAGCATATAGAATATGCGATGGATCAGTTGGAATACTAAGGACATCATTCGTAATGCTTCGTTTAACAACTTTGCCTTCTTCATGAAGTACAGGATATTTTTCTTTTAATGCTTCAAATCCTATTCCTTTGGGGTCGTCAGTAGGTTCATCAGCAGTAACTTTTCCATCTTCGAAATGTCTAATTTCTGTACCGAATACTCCACTATAAACTCCACTTAAATTCACTGATGAATCTGATTCTGTTATATTTACCCCGAGATTTAGATCACCTGATGTAGGATCAATAAAAACACCAACGGGAATTTCTGTATTTGTGGTACCGGTGTCAACTTCACCAATTGCTGTAATACTCTGAGAAAAATTTGATAATTCAATTACTGAAGATAGCGTACTCTGTGGACTAATTCTCATTATGGTTTCTGATACACTTCGATCCAATCAATCTCAAGTGTATTGGGATAAGTTGTGGTGGTGTTGGGTGAAGCGGTGCGTAGACCATTATTCAAGATGATATACATCTCTTCATTTGGCCATGCAGAAGGTCTGCGAGAGTCACTTTTTAGAAGAGTGTGGACAACATTGCCGTCAATTGACCATTGTGCAAAAGTATCGGTCCATTCCCAACCATAGATATGCCATGCATCAGCATCGTACTGAGAGTCGAATGGCTTAATCCATTGATCATCCCAAAGTCTTGCATCCTGATTAGGCCACAAATTACCATGCTGTTCATAGCCAGTCATCAGATGCATACCCATATTGTCATAGCCAACATCCTCACGGTAGCCGAAATATTCCCATAGGTCCCACTCCGGCCCCCAGACTAAATCTTCTGCAACCATCCAAATCGCTGGCCAAACCTTGTCGCCTGAAGGAAATTTTGCACGAACTTCAATATAGCACTTATTAAAATGGCGACGATGCATAGATGACACCCAACCAGATGTGTACGCATAATTACCTGCCGGACTAGTGCCAGTATAACTCCTTTGTTGGTTACGCAGAATCAAGGAACCGTCAGAAACAAAGGAGTCTTCCTCGGTGACATAGCCAGAATACTTGTTATTTAACAAGTAATCACCGGCAGCTCCAGGAATAAGATCTCCAGATGTAGGATCACGCATACCAACAAACCAGTTGGCCGAGTCTAATTCAGTACCATTGAAAAGATCACCCCACACATATGAATACCCATCCGGAACGTAAAGCGCGCCTTCCACTGGGGTAGAATCCTCATCCTCTACGACTGCTGCAGCTGCATCTTGCCCACCAATTAACTCACCTGATAAAGAATCTAATAATTCTGTTCTAAATTTTACATAACTATAGTTTCTTACAGTGTGAATAAATGAGATTCTATCCTTTCTGTATGCCTTTTCATTTACACTATCAACATATAAGCTATAAGTAGAAGCACTCGGTGCAATAGAAGTAGGAGGAGTGGCGATAGATGAAAAATCAAACTCAATAAGAAACTCAACTACTGTTGTAACATCTCGATTCGTACGAGGATCTTCGATCAATTCGTACATGTGGTAATTTGGCAAATGAGGATTATCTGCTGGAGGTCTGGTCTTGAATGGTGGAGGCCAACCACTTCCAGTAAAAAGTTCGTATGGTGGGTTGATGTCCTTAAATTTGTAAGAAACTTGGTTAAAGGTTGCTAAGCCATATTCTCCAGTAATAGAGAGATTTGTTGTAGAAGCTTCGGTTATAATTGATGGATCATTCGCATCTGATGAAATATACGTGCAACCTATAACCGTAGAAGTTCCATAGCTCGCAGCATCAGTATTTTTTTCTGACCAATCACACGTAGAATTGATTTCTTCGCATGAACCTACTTCGCCCAAATCCCCAGTACCACGATCTTGAGCGACCAATTGGTATTTTATCTCATCACTTATCATTATCATATTTATATGATTTTGGCATGTACATCCATAAGCCGTTTTGGTATAATAATATATGAAATCACTTATCTCTCATGTCCCATTTTAACAACCAAATCATACATTTTGTGATTTTTGAAGAGAAGATTTGAAAAAATTCATAAGCGGTTGGCAGTCAACAGTATAATGCCTATGTACAATTGGTGAAAATATGGTATAATTAATACTGTAACCAACTACTAAAGCTTATGAATAATAAAATCAAATACATCATCGACTACAGAGGTTTCGGCCTTTGGTACACCCTCACTACTACTCACAACGGTGAGTGTATCGACATCAATAAAAGGCAAGCAAAGGAATACCTTGATTGTTCCAATGTATTCATCTCTGGAAAAGCAGAGGTTTGCTTGAAGTCGGTGCCTCAAGAAGAGGTAAAAAACATGGCTTTCACTCGTCGCTTAGAAGGAGTGCTCAATCAAGGTAACACAATTTCGTAAGAATTATATGCTTTACAAATCCACAAATCTGTGGTATAATATCTAAATTAAATAAATAGAATCATGAATAAAAAAATAATCACAATCATTGGAGCTGCAGCATTGCTCGCATCTTCAACTCATGCTAATCCTCATATAGACAGTGGTCTTCGAGATGGCATTGTAGGCGGAATTATCGGAGCTATTATTGGTAACAATACTGGCAGTGGAGACAGCGAAACTGGAGCTCTTATTGGAGCTGTCACAGGCATTAGTTCAGGCGTTTTAAATCGTCGTGGCCAATACGGTCATTCACGCGGTGTACATCATGGTGGAATACATCAAGGTCATCGTATATTGTCACCGATTCCTCATCATCCAGTTTACACAACTGTTTACGAACAAGTGTGGGTACAACCTATCTACAATTACGATGCATACGGAAATCCTTTCGTTGTTCGCGCAGGCTACTACAAAACAATTACACGCAGAGTACGCGTACGCTAATTTTATTGTTTACAAACCATCAACATTGATATATTATTACATTATGACAGAAAAACAAAGGCTCGCGCTCATTAAGAAAACAGTCAAGCGTCTCGACAGGCAACGAAAAGGTCTGCCTGCTCGTGGACGACTCGCTAAGGCAAAACCTACAGTTATAGAAGATTATGTGGACTTCGCACCAAAGGGTGCAAGTGAAGATGACATCAAAGAAGAATTTGATTTCATGACAAAATACACTGCTGACTCACTCGTAGACCTAAGCGAATAAAAATATGGCTAAAGTACTAGATAAATATAATCGCGTTATCGCTTGCGATTCAAAATACACTGGCGAAGAACCTCAATGGGATGGATGTGAAAACTGGGACCCCATTAAGTTTATGACAAATCGAAATCGCATGTTCGGTTTCTATAACTACTACTTAAGTGCCAAAGACCTAAAGGCATTTGCTCTTGAGTGGATGAAGAAAAACAGTTACACGAAGGATCAAGTCAAGTATGTAAAAAGCTTGCGTGATACACTTCCCTCAGTAACAACATCCAAACTCTGTAGAGCTATGAACAATGGTATGTTACCTACTTGTGATGGAGCTATGGAATATTATGAAGGAAAATCGGGGTATTCAAACCCTCAGCTTCATAATGACTTCGACTTCGTTAAGAAGGAAATCGATGGATTGTTAACTAGTTTTAAAGTCGTATCTGATGAAGATACTGATGACAAGCCAACTACTAAAGGACCGAACATAAGTCCTATAGAAAGGTTACGTAATAAGGTACAGACAACTGTGAACCGTGATCTTGATTGGATGCTTGATGATTGGATTAATGACGAAGTAAAGGTGACTGGTATTAATCTCCATGCATCTCTTAAGCAAAACTCCATTCCAGCTGCAGGTCTTAAATACGTTGATGAATGGCTTGAGTTCCAAAAATCAGAGCTTTCTGGAGCAGTTGACGGCGATGCTGATTGTGTCGAAGGCTATTCACATCTGACCAAAGCAGGCATTCGTAATCGAATCAAAGAGCTCGATAAGATGATCTCTCAGATGCAGAAGTACAAAGCTACACATACAAATGCTCGTAAGCCACGTAAGAAAAAGGTTCAGACTGCTGATAAGCAAGTCAAATCATTGAATTACCTAAGCGAATCTGACGAGTATGCTGTCACCTCTGTATCTCCAGTGCAAATCCCTGGGTCGAAGAAGGTCTATACCTTCAATATCAAATATCGTAAGCTAACGGTGTATGAGTGCGATTCTACAGATGGTATATTCGTAAAAGGTTCTACGTTAAAGAACTTCGACGAATCTCGGAGTTATAGTATGACGCTCAGGAAACCAAACGATATACTCAACGCAATTGTAACACAAACTGAAAAGCGAAGCCATAAGATCATTGATGAACTGAAGACTAAGCGCAAACCTGCTAATGGACGTGTAAACGATCAGACGCTTATTCTCAAAACAATATAATGGCTAAAAAAATACAAATCAAAATATCGATGACACGCGAAGAGCTCACTCTTCAGACAGAGATGCTTGTTCATAAGGATAAGATGTCTTACGCAGAAGCCATATGCCACCTGTGTGAGCAGCGCATGATAGATCCTGCAGACATGGCGAAGCTTGTTAAAGGTCCACTTAAGATAAAGCTTGAGGCTGAGGCCATGAATAGAAATATTATTAAGCGTACCACATCCACATTATTTTGATGAACGGTCATAAAGCATATTGCATCTATAGGTCTGTAGGATTGCATTTTACTCAAGAGAGTTATGATGCATTTAAATACAACTTTAAAACAAATGTCAAAGCTTCTACCTTTGAGAGAAGGAAAGACCGATATTTTTTCGAGAAGATCGCACGCAGATATCCTAACGAAGATGAGTTAAAACTCTTTTTTGTTGATAACATTATATCCGACAATGTGTGGGTCGGAGACATGGATGATGCGACTCATGAAAAACGAAATGCACACCGCCAAGCACTGAGCTATAATTTTGAAAAAGAAATTAAGATTATACGTAAAGAAGCTTATAAATATAACCTCGACTTTGACGGAGTTTGCAAACCAAATTCTGACAAAAACGATAACCTCTTACTTAATCTCTATATGAGTCAAAAGATATCAGCTGATACCTTCGTGATTATAGATCATTTAGTAAGTTTTATCAAAAGCCTGAGGAGTGAACTTAAAGATCCATTAGGAATCGTAGAGTCTACTCTTCTTACACTAAGCAAATACCAAAAATTCATTGTTCCACTGATGGTTGCAAACCAAGACAAATATCGCATGAGACTCATTTTGTTGTTTACATCAAGACCTAATCAGTATAATATAGAGTTTGTCGGTATTAATAATAAACCGTAATACAAATAAATAAACCGCAATATAAAAAAATAATATGTCGTTCGCGAACCTAAAACAAAACCGTGCATCAGCAATCGATAAGCTCATTAATGCAGCTTCTAAAGACACCGAAAAGAAATCATACGGTGATGATCGATTCTGGGCACCAACCGTCGATAAAGCAGGTAATGGTTATGCCGTTATTCGCTTCTTACCCTCCCCTGAAGGTGAAGACCTCCCGTGGATTAAGTACTGGGATCATGGATTTAAAGGTCCAACTGGTCGCTGGTATATCGAAAATTCTCTTACATCGATTGGTCAAACCGATCCTGTAAGTGAAATGAATACACAACTGTGGAACACAGGTCGTGAAGAAGATAAAGAGCTTGCACGTATGCGTAAGCGTCGCCTTCATCACGTCTCTAATATCCTCGTTATCTCTGACTCTGCTAACCCTGAAAATGAAGGAAAAGTTTTCCTTTACAAGTATGGTAAGAAGATCATGGATAAGGTAATGGATGTTATGCAACCACAGTTTCAAGATGAAAAGCCTGTTAACCCATTTGATTTTTGGGGCGGTGCTAACTTCAAGCTGAAAATTCGTAACTTCGAAGGCTATCGTAATTATGATAAGTCTGAATTCGAAGGTTCTTCTGAACTATTCGAAGGAGACGAAGCGAAGCTCGAGTCTGTATATAATACTCTTCATAGCTTGAATGAGTTTGTTAGCCAAGACAACTATAAGTCTTACGCTGACCTAAAGAAGAAATTATATGAGGTCCTCGGTGAAGAAACTGTAGCAGATACATTTTCGACAGATACACAAGTCGAGCTTAACGAGACACTTCCACCACGAGTCGATGCACCTGCTGCTAAAGTAGATGTTCCTCAGGAAGACACTAATGTAAGCCTAGATACAGAAGATGATGGTGACACACTTGACTATTTTGCCAAGTTAGCTCAACAAGGCTAAGCATCTCTGAACTAGAATAAGTAGAGGGAAGTGGCTTATGCTGCTTCCCTCTTTTTTTGTTACCAACCTAAATTGGTTTTGCTAAACAGCGCTCGAGTTTTATCAACATGTTCTAAAGCCATCGATGAGTTTGTTACATTGCTAGAACGTTGATTATTATTATTAATAACGGTAGGTACAGTAACTGATGATGCTGAACTTGTTAATTCACCCCTTAAATCTTGATTTTGACTTTGCGTTGCAGCTAATTGTGATCCACCAGTTGGAACTGGTGCATTTAAAATTCTCACACCTTGTTGTAATGGACTAAGTTCGCCAAATCCTTCGACACGATTTTTAGTTCTATCAAACAACTTTTTACCTTCTCCAATAGGATTTCGAGAGGATAGTACTCTTCGAATTTTCGCTTGAAAATCTGGACCAGCGATTGCACCGATTGCTTTGTTTGCAAATCCGTTTAGTCCTTGCGTCTGTCCAAATACACCAGGCCGTCTTATTGGTTGAGCGGTATTAGTAAGATTATCTTCTCCGGTATCAGCCATTCTTGCTGCTGACTCTTCCTTGAAATTTCCTGAACGTGCTTGTATTTGTGCTGTTTCATCTGCATCCATACCTGCAATGCTCTGTCTCATACGTGATTCAAACGACATACCTGGCATAACACGACCTGAAGACCCCGGAAAAAGAGGATCTAGGGAATTAAAGTCTCGTTGATTGGCATCAGCACTTAAATCAGGAGCTGTTAAAATAGTATCTACACCGGTATCTCCCATTATATTTCCACTAGCAGATACAGAATTTGGATCAAGTTGTTTAAGTCCCGCTGCGGTATCCAACTTTCTAATCATCTTTTCGTCCAGAGGTATTCCCATTCCATTCTCGAGAGGCTTCACCGATTTTTTAAAATCTTCGTATATTGTTGGGTGAACTATATGGTTGCTTGGATCATCATCGAGATTATTAACTCCCTTCTTAATATAAAAAGCAGGTTCTCCTTTGATCTCATGTTCGTAGCCATATGCTTTAACTATTCTTGACTCTGTCATCGTAGTTCCATACATATGTGGTATTCCCTCTATTACTGCTACAGGATTTCCATCAATGAATCCAAAACCTTGTTTGATATCAGGCTTAATCTCTCCTGTTATAGATTCAGTTGGCTTAGCAGCTGCTGCGATTTCAGCATCTTGTTTTTTAACGAAACTTTTATTGTGCTCCATACGAAGCTTTGTACCTTCAGTCATATCGTCTTCCGCTATAGGCAAGCCTGTGCCAGCAGAGAGAACGCTGTCTTCTAAAAATGGTAGTTGTGTACTTTTTTCTTCAACGGCACGGTCAACGGCACCACCCGAAAATGGTAGTTGTGTACTTTTTTCTTCAGCTGGTTCAGTTGGCTTAAAGGTATTATCTTCGCCTAATATGTTTTTTCGTATGGCATTTCTACCACCGTACGAGATATCATCGCTCTGTGCTCGGTAGTATTCCTCAGAACCTCTTTCTGTACCCGCATAAATGTCAATGTTATTAGCTTTAACATATCGTGCCCGAGCTAATTTTAGATTTTGTCTAAAATTAAGCCTTCTACTTCCGCCCTCGCCGCCATATCTTTTATTCAACATGCCAGCGTCTATTAGCATGTCTACCTCGCCTTGATCCACTTTATTAGCTGCTGCGATTTCAGCATTTTCTAATTCTATAAATTTCTTTTGTTGAGCTGGATCTTTATATTTCCGTATCTGCATCGGGCCATCATCACCGTCTTCATCGAAACCACCGACGCTGTAATAGATACCGCGATATCCCTGTGGTCGGTCAATCATTTCGTAATCTTTTCCTTCGACAGTCTCATCTTCAAAAGAATCTAAATCTTTTTTAGCACTTATGGCATTCTCCATTACCATTTTATAATTTGCTTCTCCATCGGTTTTCTTACCGGTTATTGTTTCTGTTGGAGAACTGTTTGATGTCGACTCTACCTTTTCCTTTTGACCGGTTATGCTTTCGGTTGGAGATACCGGAGCTGGAGATACCGGAGTTGGAGATACCGGTGCAACTTTCATCGTTCCATCTTCGTTAATATCATCTGGCATTTTTAGGTAACCTTCATCTCCTGGCTTAAGTGGTTCCATGCCTTTTGCGATGCGTGCATTGTCTTGCCTTTTCCTAGCAGCTTTTAAATTGTCTGCCATGTCGCGTGCAATCTCTGGTGTCAGTGGCACGCCCTTGTCCAATTTTTCATAACCTGTTATTACTTTCTTTCGAAATCCATAAATACCCCGTTTTTCATAAATTGGTTTATTGGCATCGAATCCCTGTCTCTGCAATTCTAGTATCTTTTCTTCAGGAAGAGGACCAGACATATCAACACCTCTCATTTGTGCAAGCTTATTTCCCAAAGGCCTGCCCATCATATCGCTGAATCTATCTTCACTTCCAAACAATTTCGGAATATTGTTGATCCCTGTTCCTGCAAGATAACCAGCGATACCAGTGCCAGCCATCACACCCGGTGGCGACATTGCCAAAGGCACCGCCGCTCTTGCCAGAGTTGTGACTCCGCTAAGCGCTAATGCTGTTTTACCCGCGCTCACGGCCCGAGGACCGAGGTTTTTTACTGCTTGAAATGCTCGGCCGAATCTCCCTTTTGGGCGAGGTGTCTTTGGCTTTCCTCTATTGCTTAAACCTTTTTCAACTCCTTTACCAAGTAGGTAATCTCCGTAAACGTCTGCTCCCATTCCTAATAAACCACTTCCGGCACCATCATGTTGATCACCACCAGCTATTCCACCACTTCCCATAAAGCCACCACCGCCGCGCACAGCTTGTAGTAGTTCTTGATGACGTCTTTCGTTGCGAGCTATTTGTTCTCTTGCATTTTCTGTATCGTCTGATACATCGTTTGTTTCCTTAAGATGATCATAGATATTATCAATACCAGTATGAATACCGCGTAACTCATCTAATGATTCGTCAGTAGATAGACCTGAAACTGCGGACATACCTTCAGCTGTGGCTATACGTTCGTCTTCTGCTGTGCCTAAGGATTTACTCGAGTCAATTCCTTCAATTTCATCAGATTTTTTTTCTATTCCCAATATTCCTTCGAGTGCTGCCTCACCATTAAAGGCTTTTGCTGCATCAGAAATCTTTGATAATAGCTTTTGACGAATTAAAAAGAATCGTGTTTTCGTTATAAAATCTTGCTCAGGTGAAGAGCCAAGTATATCATTAATATCTATCTCTTTACCAAACTCAAAGTTTGCGTTAGAAGCAGCTGCGCCAACCTTTTTGAGAATTTGATTTTTAACTCTTAACCATTTTAAACCCGTGAGAAGGCCTAGCTTGGGTGGTTCACCTAGAAGGTCAGATATTTTTATCTCTTTACCAAGTTTAAGACCTCTTAACTTTCCTCCTTGTGTCTTCTTAATAAGTGCATTAAGAATATTCCTTCTAACTTTAATATATTTTAAAGCCAAGAGATAATTCGTAGTATCTAAATTATCGTTACTACCTAACAATTCAGATAGATCTAAAGTAGCTTTGATATCCCTATCACCGTTGCTTTCTTTATCTTGCTTAATTGCTTTTATTAACTCTTGTAGGTCGGCCATGTATCTATTTATTTGTTTTGCCGTTTAATTCGCTCATTTTCTTCCTTTATATGCTCCTGAAGAAGAGATACGTATATCTGCCTTTCCCACGGGATCATATTGTCAAGTTCAGTTAAACTGTATTGATGATGTTGCATCATCGCAAAGTTTGTCTGATAATGATTCGCTAAGGAATCATGAGAAAGGCTTATGAGAAAAAAGAATCAATTCCCTCTAATACAATCTCATTATCATGACCACATTCTGCACATTTAAATTTAGCAGTATATTGTAGCTTTGGAATATTTTGGATATACTTTTGAATTTTTTCGAGATGTGAATGTGATAATGAATCAACAAATTCAATTAATTCTTTTTCAGTTGATTCACTTGCAGGATATACACTATCTGCATCGTAGATAGATTCGATCGAATATATGATTGTTTGATTAAACGCCTTTTCAGGACTTTTATCATCGATCTTTTCTGCATCTCTTAATGATAAACTTTTTAATACGATTCCGATTGAATCAGTAATTTCAATTGTGTTACTAACATCGTTAACCTCAGATATCTTAATATCTTCAAGGTTAATTTTAACATTTGCATATTCGTCGCACTTTTCACATTTAATGCGCACAGTTACGGTTTCTCCTACGCTTTTTGCTCTCAGCTTAAGGAAAATAAATTCAAGGTCTGATGCAGTACAATCGTTTGGATCGAGCTTTTCAAAAGAACATGCTTTTACAATATCTTTAATAATTGGTAAGATCTTGCTGTCATCTTGTGTTTCTTGAGCGATCATAAGAACCTTTTCTTCCTTTACAAGGAACGGTCTAAAATCAACTGTTTTATTAAGAGAAGGTACCTCAATAGGGTACTTCGGTATATCTAGTTTTGGTAATGCCATAATTTTGTTATTTGTTATTCATTCAGTTATAATATAAAAATATATTTATATATTTTAATTAGAGGCCAAATCCAGAAAAAGCGTTATCTATCGCTGCATCTGCGGCTCCTAGCGCTGTATCGCGCAATTCTCGAGGAACAGTGCTGGGCCCAGGACGAACCTGATCTATACGTTGAGTAGCATCATCCTGAGTTTGATCAATATATTTTTCTTTAAAGTCCTCATAAGTAAATTCTATAGTTACTTGTTGTATATCTGCTGCACCGTTACTTGATTCAACTGCTTGCACCGATACAGGAAATGCATTTCGCAATTCTACTTCAAATACATGTCTATTATTATTATCATTTTGATATAGATATATGTCTCTTTTATATACGCTATCATAATTTTTCTTAAAAGTATTTCTATCGATAATTAAATTAGTCCATCTATCAAATATTTCTTTAATAAAAAAATCATTAGTGAGATTAAATGTTATTGAAACATCTTCGTTAATAAATGACTGCGCAATTTTTATTTGTTGACGAGTGTAATTCGTCTCAAATGTTTGCATCTGTCTTCCAGGGAAAGAACACTGTTCGCAAAAGATATTAAGATCTCTTGCTTTATCTACGCTTCCGCCAAAAGCAGCAAATGGTGGTATTATTACTGCTTCGAATCGATTAGCGCGAGCAAATCCGTCTCTTCGTGATACAGCTGATTTTAGTTTATCGATTTCCATTAGAGTTTAGATCTTGAGTCTTTCCATACCGCATCTTTACCTTTCTTAACAAACTGTTCAGATGGTAAAAAGATTGCAATCTCCCATTCGCTGGCAGATATTTCGGATATTTGTGATTTGATGTGTCTAGTTAAATAGTGTTTATAGCATGGTTTAAATGCAGAAAGTTTTGATGCTCCTTTTAAAAGGTCATACGACATTTTAAGACGAGTACTACTATTATATTTATCATTATTTGAGTACTCAAGAAGCCTATCAAAGAATCTAGCTCTTAATAATGGTGGAAGATAGTGTAAGTTTATTCCGTAAAATCCTCCAGGGGCTTTGTCGACCATAATAATAAGAGGAAATTTATCATAAAACGGCAGAGTCTTTTTGTTTTTAGGATCATACGCATACATAAACATACGACCAATTAACGGCTTTGCTACTGTTTTAGTTGCTTCATCTCTTAAAAGAGCTTTACGATTAACTGTTCTTATCTCAGCAACTTTTTCCCTGAACCATTTCAGAGACTGCTTAGTTCCACGTTTTATATCAGATCTAAACGCTGCTGCCTGTATTTGATCAAAGAGAGATGCCATATCCCTATTTATACTATTTCTTTGGCTTCTTTGCACCAAGAAGTTTAATTCCAAGCTTCGCAAGTTCTATTTCTGTCCATATTACAAACTCCCATCCTCTATCAGCACAGTATGCTTCAGCAGTTTCCCACTTTGAGGTATTTTTTATGTAGGACATTACCTCAGTAATATATCTTTTCGTCTTTCTCTTTGGTTCTTTCGGTGCCTCAGTTTGTTTTTTTGGCTTTATTTCAATGAGATACGTCTTATCTTTTGTAACCATCTTAACATCCATAAAATACCGGTGAATTTTATTATCAGTCTTACAGCGGTATGGAATAATGGTTTCTTCTGATTGCCATTTAATTACATCAGGATTCATATCCATAAATTTAAAGACTTGCCTTTCCCATAACGATCTGAATACTACTTTCGTAGGATCACCGTCGTATTTGTCCGGATTCTTTACAGTATATCTTCCCTTGTATGTCATATTTTTATTATAAATAGATTTATGTTATTCTTTAACCCGTTCAGCTCAAATAAAAAAGATAAAATAGTTCAAAGCGGTACATCTGCACCCGACCAAACAATCTCTAGTATTGCTCCTCTTATTTATCCTCCAGAAATGAGAGGCGATGTCACTCGGCCGTGTATGGTATTTACTGCTCATGAAAGAAAGCTTAACGGTCAAGTACAGGCGCATAGAATATGGTTTCCTGCTCCAGCGAATATAGCATTTGATGACGGAGCAGATTACGGGCCAACTAACTTAGATTTTGGCGCTAATGTAGTTGCATCAAAATTTACTGGACAAAAGGGCTTTGGTGATCTTTTTAAAGAAATAACAAGCACAAATGCACGGACAGCAGCAACGCTCGCTTCAAAAGCACTGCCGGCTGATCTGCAAGCAGCTGCTAACTTAACAACGCGGCAAATAAACAATCCAAATACGAATACAACCTTTAACAATAACACTGTAAGAGACTTTGAATTTGCTTTTAAAATGGTTGCACGTTCTCAATCAGAATCAGATCTTATTCGAAGAATACAATCGAAGTTTAGACATTTCATGTATGCTTCTCGTGGTTCTGAAGGCAGTACAATTACACTTGACTATCCTCCGGTATGGACAATTAAATTTATGAATATGGATTCTGGTACAGAAAATCCATTTATTCCTCGTATATATACTTCATATTGTACAAGCGTTAATACAAACTTTAATTCTACTGGAAATGTTTATTTTACAGATAATGCACCGCTTGAGGTTGATTTACAAATATCGTTCCAAGAAACTCGTGCATTAAATAGACACGATATTGAATTTATGCAAAAAGATCAACTCGGAACAAGAGGACTTGATGAAAACGGAATGGGCAGTCTTAATGCGGAGTTAACACAACCAGACCCTGCACCTACTAAAGGAGGTTAATTATGTCATTCTTCTCGCAATTTCCAACAATAAAGTACGATATTAATGCTGATGGTGTTAAAACTGATCTTACCGACATGTTTCGGCATGTTGATGTAAAAGAACAGCTTCTTAACAACGTAGGAACTTATACGTTCTATGAAATACTTGAAGGAGAAAGACCTGATATTGTATCTAATCGACTATACGGCACACCAGATTATTATTGGACATTCTTTGTCTTAAACGAAAATCTTAAAAACGGATTAAATGATTGGCCAAAATCGTATAGACAGTTTGAGTTAATGATCGAACAAGATTATTCAGATTATTCTACCCTTGTTTTTATACCTCGTCAATATCCGGTCGCGCGTAAATACGAAAACGGTTTTGAAATGTTAAACTATTTTGGCGGATTAGATATAGCAAATGATAATATTCGTATATCAACTTTTGATGATAACCCAGACGGAACTAAAGTTCAAGCTGAAATACTAAAATTTGATGACAATCGCTTTCAACTTTGGGTTTATAATATTAATAATATAGGAAGATTTTCTAGGAATAGGCGCTGGAATATTGAATACATTGATAATCCATATACAGATGGACAAGAATATTTAGAGTTTGAGGCTGAAAGAACAGAATGGGCAAAAACAGCTCTTGAGTGGACCAGAAAAAATCAAACAACTATTTACTATTCATTTATAAGAGATAGCCAAAGTAGACAGGGTTTAATTACTGGAAGTGATGCATATTACAACTTTTTCTTAACAAGCTATCTAGAAAATATTCAATTTGTTTCCCATCGTTTTTACGAAAGTTCCTATAATGCTCCGTCTTATTTCCTTGATAATGAAAACGAGGGTGATAGAGCTACAGCGTTTGATGCATATTCACAGGTGTTCAGTAAAGAAGATGTCGAGCTCGAAGCAGGATATTCTAGAGGAGATATTGATATTAATATTTCATCGACTCGAGATGATGGTTTTGATCAAAGTGAAATCGCTCAATATAATTCAATTAGTGCTCAAAGAAAGTATATACCAAGTTTTGTCGAATCTTATTACACCCAACAGGCAGATTATATATCGATCAAGGATGATCTTTCAGAAAAAACTTTTGCAGCAAGAAAAATTCGAATAATACGACCAGAACATATAGTCGAATTTGCTGATAAATATAAAGAATACCTATTAAAGTAAATGGCAGCTCAACGTACAAATTTTGGGGAGAAAATATCTTTAACCCCAGGATCATATAATATTGATAGAATTACACTGACTACACATTCTGGTGACGTTTTCTATATAGAAAACATGGTGGTTAAATTGTCAATAACCGAGTCTCTCTATTCTCCTAATCTTATCGCACAAATTGACATAAAGGATACCGCGGATTTCTTTGAGAGTTCACCACTGATTGGTCAAGAAAAAATAAAAATAGAAATATCATCTAGACCAAAGGGCTGGGACGGAGCAATGACAAAAGCAGCCGTCAGAAAATCATCTGAAAAAAATATCGATTTGAATTTTGTTGTTACTGAATATCCTCTTTATGGAAGTAGTAGAACTGAACATACAAACGTTTATAGTATTGCCTGTGTATCAGATCACGCATATTTATCTCGGCTATCTAAAATATCTCGGTCGTTTACTAATACAACCGATGTCGAAATTAAAAAAATTATTACCCAAGATCTTGGGTTTAGTGATTTTGAAGTAAAAGGAATAGTAGATTCAAGAATGAAAGGTGTTATGCGATGGCAAACTCCTCTTGAAGCTGCTGAATGGTTGCGCCAAAAGACATATGACGAAGCCTTTTCTCCATTCTTTCTTTATCATTCTTTAGATAACGTAATTCGACTATCATCTTTGCATGAATTAATGACTGCAGAAAGCTATCACACATATTTTGATGAACGTGAATTTAATTTTGAACCATATAGCGAACAAGATTACAATCAAAGAGCTTCTCGTATTCTTGATGTTGCATCAGATTTAAAATTAGGAAAGGTTTATCAAGGTGCAAACGGCGGATGGGCATCAGAAAATAACTATTTAGATTATTCATATAAGACATATACTAAATATGATTATAACTATGAGAATGATTTTAAACAGGATTTAACGTTAAATAAAAAAACTACATTATCAACTCAGTTCGATGTGAATGGAGAAAAATTAAACCTAATGCCAAAGTCGCATCTTGAACATGTTTCAGTTAATAACTTATCATTCGGAGAAGATAATAAAAACTATAATAAACTAAAAGAAAAAACTCAAGGGAAAACAAAGGCGATTGAAGAAGCGCTTGAAACTATTTCTCATGATATAAAACTTTTTGGTGATCTTGAACTAAACCCTGGAACAGTTATTAATTTAAAATTTCCAAAAGCTGTAGATCCAGCAATAATGAAAAAGTTGTTAGCAAAAATGAAACACTCTCCATCAGGCTCTTTAGATTTATATGATCAACACTTATCAGGAAGACATTTAATTACTTCTGTAAATCACACGTTTGAAGATGGAGAATATTTCTCAGAGGTACGGGTAAAGAAAGACTCATTCTCCTTTGAACTATAAATAGATCATGGACCCAGAAAATTTTATTAATAATGGTGGTGGCTTTGCATGGTTCACAGGTGTGATCGAAGACATCGATGATCCAATGGAAATGGGTAGATATCGTGTACGGTGTTATGGATATCACAATGCAGATAAAGCCGAACAAAAAGGTATACCTACTGAAGATTTACCATGGGCAATGACAATGTTGCCTGTTACATCAGCATCGATGTCAGGTGTGGGTCAATCTGCAACAGGTCTATTACGAGGAACATGGGTTATTGGCTTCTTTCGAGATGGCATTAATGCCCAAGATCCGGTTATTATGGGATCTATTCCATCTATAACCTCTCGGCCAGGAGATTACAGCAAAGGATTTACTGATCCAACTGAGAGATATCCAAGTGAAGAAGCGTTACACCTTGATAAACCTGATACACCAGTCTCTGCACAGGTTATAGAAGAAAAATATAAACAAGGATTTAGTTATACAGAAAAGAAATCTTTAAGAGATATGTATGATCCAAAAATAACTATAGCTCAAAAAGTAAGAGCTCCTGAAAAAGCAGGAACTTTACCGGCAGCATGGATATTTCCAGCTATTGATGATGTAATGACTCCCACATATCCTCAAAATCATGTGACTGCTTATGAACGAGCAGACGATACAGTTGAAGCTGGGCACATTGTTGAGTATGATGTAACTCCAGGAAAAGAAAGAATATCTACTATCCACCGTACTGGAACATACACTGAAGTTACTCCAATCGGCGATAAAACAGAAGTAATCGTTGGCAAAAACTATAGGGTTGTTGCGAAAGGAGAAAATGTTTATATCGAAGGTGGGTGTAATCTTACAATTGATGGAGGATGCAATACTAAAATTATAGGTGACTGGAATGTTCAAGTCACTGGTAATAAGTTCGAGCATATTGGTGGTAAACATATCCATAGAGTGCAGTTAGATCAGACTGTTAATATTGGAACAACTATTACCGAGACAAGCGGTGGAACATGTACAGAAGCATACGGCGGAAATCAGGTAACTACTGCACCGAATATCTTCCTTAATTAGTATAAATAGACTATATGTCGAAGGCACTATCAGATATTAATCCAGCACAAGGAAAAGTTGCACAAACGCTGTATAGAGATTTTCCTATGTTTTTTAGCGGTGTCCATCCGATATTAAAAGATATATCAGGAATAAAAGATTTAGAAGCAGTCAAACACGCAGTTAAGAATTTAATTCTAACTAACTTTAATGAACGTCCATTTCATCCAGAAATTGGTTCAGATGTAACTGCTCTGTTATTTGAACCAGCTGATAACTTTACAGCAAAAGCAATTGAAGAAGAAATCTTATCGGTTTTAAAAAGATTTGAGCCTCGCACCACTGATCATACCGTTCAGGTAACAGATAATTCAGAAAGAAACTCATACGAAATAACAATTGGTTTTAATGTTATATTTTCTCCAAGAAGAGAAGAAATTAATTTTTACTTACAACGCTTACGATAATGAAACAACTTAATGTTACAGAACTAGACTTTGATCAGATCAAAGACAACCTTAAAGCCTATTTTAGAAACAATCCAGACTCTGAGTATAGTGATTGGGATTTTGAGGGTTCAGGTCTTAATCACCTTTTAGACATACTCGCATATAACACACATTATAATGCGGTCGTAGCGCATAATGCAATGAACGAATCATTCATTGATTCTGCACAAATTAGAGCAAATGTTGTTTCTCGAGCAAAGCTTTTAGGATACACACCAAGAAGTAAATCGGCAGCCATGGCAACAATTTCTATGGTATTTGCTGGATCTGCCAATCGCAAGCTTTCTACATATACACTTTATAAAGGACAAACACTTACTGCTTCAATTGATGATGTAACATATACCTATATAACAGTAGACGATTATACGTCCGTTTATGATGAAATTAATGATCGATATGTTTTCGAGGAGGTTGCTATATATCAAGGTAAAATGAAAGAGCTTACTTTTATTGTTGAATCTGGTGAATTAGAACAGAAATACATCATTGAAGATTCAAGCGTTGATTTAGAAATAATGACGGTTGATGTATTTGATAATGCATATTCGACATCTGTTGAAACATTCTCGTTGTTTGAAAGTCTTTCGAATGTTGGTCCATCTACTGCAGCATATTTTATTAATGAAAATTATAGCGGTAATTATGAAATTCAATTTGGCGATAATATTTTTGGCAAAAAACCAGCATCTCTTAATGTAATTAAAGTTAAGTATTTAAGTACTAACGGAAGTGATGGTAATGGAGCTGCTGTATTCGAGTGGACAAGTCCTGGTTCGGTTTCTCCTAGTATTACAGTTTTATCAAGAGCTTCAAATGGTAGTGAAAAAGAAGATATTGAAAGCATTCGTCAAAATGCACCTCTATCATTTATAAGCCAAAATAGAGCTGTTACTTCAGGAGATTATAAGACACTAATTAACCAGATTCTAAATAACATTGAAACCGTATCGGTATGGGGTGGAGAAGATAACGATCCTCCTCAATACGGTAAAGTATACGCATCAATTAAACCATATGATGCTCCAGCTTTAACTGATTTGGATAAGATATACCTTCTGGAACAGCTTGAATCAAAACGCGTTATTGGAATTCAACCGGTTATAATTGATCCTGATTTTACATACGTTTATCTCGATGTATTATTTAAATACGATTCAAATAGAACTTCTAAATCAACAGGGCAACTTTCTACACTTATCGAAGAATTATTGGCTGATTTTAATACAAACAATTTACAAAAGTTCGACGGAGTATTTAGGTATTCTGAATTGCTAGGATTAATAGATAATTTAGACATATCAATTATAAACTCATTTGTTCGAGTATTTGTATATAAAACAGCAGTACTTGAATATGGTAAACTTACATCTACTCCGATTGATTTCCAAATGGGAATATTCTGTGATCCTGGGCAAGATGAACCATGTTTGAGTTCAGACGCATGGACGTATGACGGTGTAAGTCTTAGTTTAAAGGATTTTCCTATAGTTGGTTCTGATAATGAAAGACGTATATCTGCATTTACAACTGGCGCTGATGGAATAGAAAGAATATTATATTTTAACGTAGGAATTCTTAATACAGATACTGGATTATTGTCAATTGATGTATTACCTATTAATAAATCTGAGACTGTAAAAATATATGTTTCCCCAGCATCAAACGATATTGTATCAAAAAGAAATAAACTTCTTACAATTGATATTGGAAAAACAAATATTACTCCAGAAGTTGATACAATAGCAGTATCTGGTTCTTCTGGAGTTAATGATTATACACCGTTTTCACGAGAAAGGAGAACTGATGCATCAACTCAACGCAATTCTGCAGAGACTAGTAATAGCAGTTCTTCATCAGCATCATCATCTAATAATAGCTCCTATTAGAATTAAAAATTATGTCATATCATTCTTCTTCAGGCAGTTATTCATCGGGTAGTACTAGTTCAACGACGTCAACATCGAGTAGTACTAGTTCAACGCCGACGACATCAGGTACTAGTAATTACGTGGCGAATGCGGGTAACACGATTACTACATCACCTGCATCTTCATCTACTGCCGCTGGTTCAGTCTACTTTTTAGAGGGACAAAGTAATAGCGGTAATACTGCCGGATTAGTTGGATATTTCTATCCACTTTACACTGACTTATCCTTAATTAATGGATTATGGCACGTGCATACGTTCGAAGGACTAGATGAAACATTTTACATGCCTGAGGGCGAAACAAATCATGCTGTTCCTAGCCCTCCAAGAGCGAATAGTTATGGCGGTTTATCATACGAAAAATATGCAACATATAATGTTAATAATACTGTAGTTTCATATACAAATTTCTCGACAGAGATATCTCAACCAGTTATTTCAGTTGCTGCAAGTAGGAGAGATTTTGATCCATTTGGCAATAATGCATCAAATACAGAATCTCTTCGTGTTGAAGAACTTATTCCTGAACAGCTAAGAGCTAGCTCAGAAAGCTTTGTAGCATTAATTAAAGATTATTACGAGCATCTTAATACCGTAGGTCTTCCTACATATGAAACAAATCGTATTATTGATGAACACGATATTGATAAGGTATCAGAGAAATATTTAGATGGAATTCAAGGAGAAATTGCTAAAAATATTCCTGATTCTTCAGTGATGGATCGAGTGTCTTTGTATAAAAAAATTGTACAATACTATACACTTAAGGGTTCAGAAGAAAGTATTACAACGTTTTTCCGTCTCTTCTTTGATGCAATTATAGAGGTATCCTATCCAAGAGAAAGATTGTTTGAAGCTTCTTCTGGAGAGTGGGTTAAAAAGAATGACGATTTTACTCAAACTATTACAGCATCTACTACTCTTGAAACCTTAGGAATAGATTATAGTCGTCTATTATTTCGAATACAAGATGATAATAATGTAACACTAGGACAGGCAACGGTTCGTAGTATTGAAACAACAGTTCGTTATGCCGATGCCCCTAAGATTTCTGGATTATCTATTGATTTAGATACAAAGAAAAATTTAAATGCTAGTAATGAAACGTGGGACTCTACTTTATTTAAAAAACCTGTTCGAGGTAGGTTTATGCAAGGTGCTCGCTTTAATGACCTTCAAAAATTAATAAAGCTCGACGGCAAAAGATCCTACTTAGATTTTGGACTTATAGGTAATAATCCAAATATTCCTCTTGACACAGAAGAACACACATTTGTTATTCGTTCATTCCCCAAATTCAGTAAAGAAAACACAAACCTTCAACCTCTATTTTCTTTATCAGAAAATTATTCAGATTTAAATTCGCACGAGCTATTTTTTAATAATACAACAAATAAAATTGGTAGATCATTTAGCGATATAAAAGAGCCTACTATTTCTATTGACCCGAGCGATAACGAGTCGCTTATATTTTCTAATTTTATTGATTCAAGCACAGTTGCTTTAACTTCGATACGAGATCAAGACAAATACGATCATATGCTTGATTTCATATCACCCGTAGGTAGAACATATAACGGAAGGTGGAAAAAAAGTCTTATTCAGTTTAATGGAAAAGATGTTTACTTACATGAAATCGATCCAGTATTGAATCTTATTACTAATGATGATTTAAAATATTATCAAACAGATGGAGATACATTTAACGGGCCAGATAATTTAAAAATTGGTCAAACAATTTACGGAGAATCTTTAAATGATTTTAGTGGAGTAAATGCCATAAGCGAAGATGGCTTTGTTGTTGCTATTGGTGCATCACTAAGCGATGATACTGGAATTAATTCAGGTAGCGTACGAGTATATGAATTAGCTAATGCCCAAGTTAATGGTCTTGTAGATGACGACACTACATTAACTATTGATAATATATCCTCGGACTCCTTTCCAGCTGGCCTTGAGGTTAATATGGTTGTATCAGGAGGTGGACTACCTGAGCTCGGTGCAGATAACGCAGTTAGAATTACTTCTATAGTTTCTGGAGGAACAACTGCAGATACAACTGCGATAGTACAAGTCAATCGCAATGTTACATTAAACGATAATGCAAATTTAAGAATCGGGACTAATGCAAATATATGGAGGCAACTTGGTCAAGATATTAATGGCGATAGTGCTGGAGATATTTTAGGAAGTGCGCTTAGTTTAAACGCTATTGGAAATACTATTGCAATCGGTGCCCCAAGAAACCGAGGTGCCGATTTAGTAGTTGATAATTTGTCGTATCAAAATTATCTTGGAGAAGTAAAAATATACGAGCTAAATTCAAGTCAACAATGGGTATTAAAAGGAAGTAATATTGTTGGCACTGATGAAAATACTAGAATAGGAGCAAGTGTTAGCTTAAGTGGTGATGGTAATCGAGTAGCATTTGGATCAGGAGCAAATCCAAATATAGACTATGATCTCGGAACTGAAGAGAGTATGGGTCTTCTTTTACAAGATGATGATATCGGTACTGTATACGATATCGAACTTGCTCCTGATGATATTACTAGTTTTACTCATCAAACTTATGTATATACAAGGGAATCTGCTTTAGAAAATGATAGACCTCGTTATAGTGGATCATCTGGAAGCACAACTTTTAGTATTAGGTGGAACGGTTCTAATTGGGTGAGAAAAATACAAGGTTCAGGTGGAGGTGTACCAGAACACAATCTACACCCAAACGACACAACTCATCCATGGTTAAAACTTAATGGCGATATTATTCCTGCATTTACGGAATTTCTTCCAACTTCTGTAGCACTTTCATTTGATTCAGATGGAACAACCGTTACTATTCAGGGCATCAACTTTAATACTGCATCCACTCGAATAAAAGTAAGTGGCATAAGTAATCAGTATAACGGAATATTTGATATTGATACTATTAGTTCGACGACTATTACCTATTTAAGAACTGGTCCTTTAATTTCAACTTCTAATGATGTATCACCAGATTTTACAATTGAGATTGGTATACACAGAAATCCAATAAGCGAAATAGACGGAGGTAAACATATCGGTATTAGAGTTCCTGATAGAATTTCAAATGATACTGAGATTTATGAATGGAAAGAAGCTGATCCTGTTAATAACGCAGGTGTATTTAGTTGGATACAAATAGGAGATAACATTGTTTCAGAAAATAACGATCCATTAGCAGGTACGAATGTAGAATTAAGTGATGATGGAAGAACCGCTATGGTTGGAACACACATAATAAATGATGCAGGAATTGCTGAATTATGCATAAGAGTTTATTATAACGAAGAAGAAACTCTTACATGGAAACAAATTGGAGTCGACCACCTATTTGCTCCAGCTGCTGATAAGAGTGAGATAGCAATGAGTTTAAGCAACGATGGATCAATATTTGCTGTTGGTATTGTTGGAGATGGAACTGATGAAGGCTTTAAAGGACAAGTTGAAA